GCGTTTTTATAAACATCTATTAATCTTAGTGCCGCTGAGGGAAGTGTTTGTTTTGATGTTTGTGCCAGGGTGAAGGCTTCATTAACCGGGTTTGCGTCTGGTCTAAATAGAACAATCTCTCTCTGAGCATCATTCAGATGGTCTAAAAGCTCTTGCTGTCCCCAGCGAACATTGGTTATGTCCTGTAGGAGGCTCTCTGCCCTATCAATTAAATCTATTACTCTTACTGTTGCCATTTTATTTTAACCCCAACGATTTTTTTTCTTCTTTTGATAAAGAAGATGATTCATAAATGAATGTCCAAAATTCTTCGTGTTTGCTTGGTGTCCAGGGAAATACAGATCCATTAGCTCCCTTAACTGCAATCGGATCGCCTCTGCCATCAGAGATCTCTGTTTCTTCTTCTGTTTCTTCTGCGGCTTCTAGTTCAGCTACTTGAGCCTCAAGATCTACCAATTTGTTTTTTTTATTTAGTTCAACACCAAATGTCTTTTTAGCGTGTGCTACGAGTTCATCTTTAGTCATTATTTTTCCTTTATTTTCTTGTGAGACTTTTTCGGTATCACTTTGTCTAAGGTACCATAAACATAGGCCTTCAATCTAGAGCCGCTTAACCCCTTTTTTTTTCCTTGTGAGATCAGCCTGTTTTCAAGCTTTTCCCTTTTAGATTCTTTGGGCATAAGCAAAGCAGCTATATAAAAATTAAGAGGGCCATAAGTCGAGCTCACAGCCCCCTCAACTAGCTTTTATAGCATTTTGACATATCCAATTGCGCTTGGAACAACTGTCTTATAACCATAGACTGCCAATCCTCTAACACCATCACCGAATGAAGACTCAAGTCTCACGGTTTCTGTATTAGTAAATTGGGAAGCATAAGCTAAAGCTTTCGGGTGTCCATAGATACCGTAAGTGATAGAACCTGCTGTATAGAGGTTATTACTAACATATACTTTAAATCTATCAACCATACCTATGAAACCGTTTCTCAACGGTGATGTATTATCACCAGTCAAGTAAGCTTGCCTCAATTCAGATTGTTTTAACAACGCTGCCTCTGTGGGGCTAACAATGAAATATCTGCCTTCTTCAGGAATATTACTAACATCAAGGTTTTTCCCTGCGTCAATAATTGTTCCTAGAATATTAGCACTAGTCATTGCTGTTTCACCGTTGTTTAAAACTGTCTGTCCAAAGTCGCCTAGAGCATTTTCAAATACATCAGCTTCAATAGCGATTTTCATGTTGTTAGCTGCATCTTCTGCGGCTGCACTCATGTAATCAATATCGGCTTGTCTTTTTAAAATGTCGTCAACTTTGAAAGCATAGCTTTTGGCTTTATTTATGTTCAACTCTACGGTAGACGAAGTTACATCAGCATAAGTTAAAGAACCAGCGTAGTCCGCTACGGTCACGCTTGGTACTGTCCTTATATTGACTTTGTCGCCTTGTCCCGAAATTTCTCCTTCATAGTCATTGTTAGTGACCTCGGCCAATACAGTTTGTTTATAAAACTTGGCTTGAAGTTTTTTAGAAAAAATTTCAGGTATAAAGTGTTGTTCACCAGCTGCAAATGAAAAACTGCCACTGCTGGATGAAATTGCCATTATCTACTCCTAGATAAAAGATTAACTTTAAGTAAGAATATTATCGGACTAGACCATCGGCCCAGGCTTGATCAATCACTTTTTCGTATTTCTCGTACTCAGCTGTTGACAAACCTTTGATCTCATTTCTAGACCAAGTTCTTTTCTTACCACCTAATTTTTGTTTCCTGGCTTTTGGTAGATTGGGTTCAACGGCTTGTTTTGCCTTTTCTGCCAAGTTTGCCTTAGAAACAATATTCGTAGTTTTAAAACCTATATCAGATTTATACTTAGAAAGTAAAGCAACAACATCAGCGGGTTCTCCTGTGCTGGCAACTCCTCTCCACATGCCGGTTTGTCGTTCTAACCAAACTGTGAAGTCCTCGCTACTGGCCACGGATTTATAATCTGGATGAGTTCCTTCAATTTCTTGAAAATGTTTCACATCCGATTCCGCTTTCTGGACTTTTGTTAGTTTCGCTTCGGCTTGATTAAGTTTCTGTTCCACTTGGTTAATTGACTCATCAACATATTGTTGTAAGGGTTTGACCAGCTCAGGGTAATCTTTCGTTATCTCTGAGAGATCTACATTAACTTCTTTCTTTGCGGCCTTAACTGCTGTTGGAGACTGCACTGTTTCCATATCCTTAACCTTTGCTTGTAGGTTACTAACTAAATCCTTTAACTCTTTACTCTCTTGAGTAGACTTGGTCATTAATGCCTGAGCATTTTTGTACCTGTTTTCCCATTGAGAAGGAGTTAATTCGCTACTCTCTTCCGTAGTTTCCTCTTCATCAGATTCTGAGACTTCCATCTCTTCCTCTGGTTCAGGTTCCTCTTCTACGCTTTGAACCTCTTCCGCTTGACTTGACTCTTCAGTGTCCTGAGATTCTTGGGGTGAAGTCTCAACAGTCTCTTCATTCTCTTCCTGGGTTTCTTCGGCTTTTGCTTCGGGATGAGCTACATCCTCTGCCTTTGCCTCTGGTCCATTCTGAGAAGCCTCATACTGTTTTACCATCTCGTCAGCTTCTTTTTCTAACTTATCAGCGATTTCCTCGCCTCTAGTTTTATTATCACTCATATTGTCCTCGGTCCCTAATGGGGTGTCGATTTAATTATATATGTTAGATGTATCCTTTCGGTTATCTAACGATTCAATTACTTTATCAGCAATTAATTCAAAAGATACTATAAACCGCAAGATATCACAACGCCCTTGACTATAACGGTAGTCCTCCGTTGTTTCCAACAGGTCCCTCTCCCGTTGGCGGAGGTGTTCCATTTCTTGCATTAGGTCCGACCAGGCCTTCGGCTGGCTGCCCGCCAGGAGCTTGACCGCCCTGGATGCTTGCTTGGATAGCTTGTTGTAGTGCTTGCTCATTACTTATGTCCTCCTGTGATCTAATTACTTCGTCTGGATCTATGTCCATTGATTTTGCAATATCTTTTAACAGCTTCTCTCTGTCTACCATAGGTGCGTCAAATTCATTAGACACTAAGGATAAGAATTGCAACAATCGTTGTGACTGAACCTCTTTCTGAACTAGAGCTGTTGAGCCTTTAGCAACAACACGCATGTCTGATTTAATATCATCATTCTCGCTCCAGGTCATGTTCCAATCATAAAGGGCTCTTATTAATGGCTTGGTTAAATAATCATCAACATTTTTGATAACCGATTTTAGAACTATGTTTGCATTGCTCATTAAAATAGATATGCCTGTTGCAGTTCTGTTTAATGAAGACTGGGTTTGTCCGTGTGTGTAAGAAGGAAGAGCTGTAGTCTCGTCTGCAAATCTTCTAAATAATTCTATTACATTAATTAAGGCCGGGGAGTTTGATTGTGGTTGATAGAATCTAACCATAGGTTGGTTACCATCTCCGCCTTCTCTTAGAAACACTCTCCAGGGATATAATTCTGTTGGATCTTCACCACTGGCCATAATGTCGGTATTAACTTCCACCATTGGGCCTGATGATAAAGCAATATTATCCAGGTAAATTCTAGTGGCCGCATTCATGGTCGCTTGAGAATCACGCATCATTCTAGGTATTCCTGTGCCCCAGAATTGATGTGGGTTCTTTTCATAAGGGAAAATAAAATAAGGAATTATTCCGCCTGGCAAAGGATTTACTTGTGCCTTAATAACCTTGTCTTCAAGCACCCATACATTGGCCTGGTATTCTTGGGTTAGATCATCACCTTTATTAAACTCAACTCCGGCATCTTCTAAATCATAACCATTTAATGATCCCCAAAATTCTAATACTTCAAACTTTCCGGTCTTCGTTGTAGATTCATTAATGTTAGCAATCTCCCTTCTCTCTCTTTCATGATTAGCTTCTTCGTGATTTCCTTCGGGCATCATCATAATGCATTCATCTACCAGGTCTGCATTAAATCCAGGGTAGTCTTTTATATCGTTTAATTGGGGTCTAGTAATAATATGTCTTCTAAAAATAGCTTGCATGTCTTCCATGCTGGTGGCAAATGGATCTGGGTATAAATCAAATATTGAAACCGCTTCCATTTCTGGCATTGGGCTCTCGTCATAAACTAAAGCAAAGCCATCTCCTTCTTTAATCCAACGGTGAGTCTTTTCAATTTTTAAGGTTCCTGCTTTCATGGCCCCAGTTCCAAACAGAACCTGTTCCATAATTGCGTCTTTCATCTTTCCTTCTAAATTGTTTTCAGACGCTTGGTCTTTAATCACCTCATTCATGGCACCCACTCTTTTTTCTGCCTCTTCGTCTAACTCTTCTTTAAGTTCTTTTAAACGAAATTGAATTAAATCATCCACTAACATAGGATCAATTACATTGGCCGCTTCCATAATTTCCATAGCAGCTTGTTCCGTTAGTTCTTGTTCTAATAACGGTTGTTTAACTATGGGGGTTGGCTCTATAGAGAAAAAGTGTTGACCGGGTTGAAATAATAAATCGGTCATTCTTGAAAAAGCTGCCAATACTTTGGTTCGGGTTAGGCCAACATAAACCGTGGAACGATCTCCTTTGGAGGCTATTTTGGATAAAGTCTCAGAATCATATTGACCCATGAATGATCTAAGGTCCTCCACCCACTCGCCCTCTACATCACTGCGTGAATCTTTATAATCCTCAAAACGGGATTTTAATATTTGACCAAGACTTTCAATTGCTTGGTCTTGATCGATTCCTTCTCCTACCAGGCTAATGCCTTCGGGATCTATTGTTTTCTCTGTTACCTTCGCCATCTAAATAAATTTTTAAACTTTTCTGTTACTGTGTCTATTTGATAATCATACTTCCTTTCTGCATAAATTCCCAAGCAGAAAGCAATAATAAATATTAATATTAAGTCCATCTGTTCTCCTAAGTGTAAAACACCCTTCTCTCGTTTTTAAATTTTCTTCGGTGCGTTCTGGGCATTGAGTTCAATCCAAACAATGCTATACAATACGCCATTATTCTATCATCATAACACCCTTCCTGTGCATTTGTTATACCCCTGGCATCCATAACATAGGAACGCATTTCTCCAACCAAGTCTTCACAAGAAACACCCGACTCTCCTTGTCTTAGTAAATGTGCTAAGTTATCAATTATTAACGGCTTTGTCTTGGTTGTTGTTAAAAACCCCGCTCTCCGGGTTAGGCGATCCACATAAGCATCGTCTACGGCTTGTTCTACATACATATTAGGATAACCCATGTCTTGCATTTTTCTAATAGTAGTAAGACCGTGATTGTTTCTTTCTACTAATACCCAGGCCTTGTTGTAGTAAGTTGCAACTGAGCAGATGGTTTCGGCAAAATCAAATGGATCTATGTGTCCGTGCCAGGTTGCCACTTGGTTACCTAAATGATCCAGCACCTGGATGCAGCTGTAGTCTCCGTGCTCTAGACCCTCGGCAACATCGACCCCAATACAATAACGTAAGCTCTCTAGGGGTTTCTCGAAAATTTTTAAATGGCCCTCTTTGTGTTTATCTAGTTTTTTATTAACCATATCACCTCGCCAAATCGGGGAATAGCATTCCTTGTGTGCTACGTCAATATACTGCGGCTCTACAAATAATCTGCCTGAAGTTAAAAAAGCTTCCTGGGGTGTAATCGGGTATTCCTGCCTAAACAAATCTTCTCCACCTAAGTCGTGAATCTTTAATCTACGAAAATTTAATTGGGCATCATCTAAATTATACATTTCCGCCAAAATATCTTCTTCTGAAGTGCGTTCAAAATAATGATCTGGGTCCCTGCGGTATTCCGGCATGATGGTCCAGGGCACAAAACAGAGCTCCCATTCCCCTTCTTTTCTGAGTGCTCTCATACAGGCTTCATAAAACCATCCTCCGGCTCCGTTAGCTGTGGATTCTAATAATATCTCAGAGCCCTGATCGGGGACTGTCTGTAACAATCCGGGTAATATGTCTGCGTTGGGATAGAAAGCGACCTCGGATCCGTGTAAATAATTCGTAGTCCAACCTCTGCCGACCTCCGCTGTTCGGGCCGTAGCAATACGCCAACGAGATCCGTGTGTAAAAGCAAGACTAGTGGTAGTGGATTCTTTTAAGTCGGGTTGAACCAGGGGGTGTGGCAGATTGTCGTAATACATTTTTACCATATTAAATATAGATTTTGTGGATTCTGTTAAGTGAGATACCACTACAGCGTTTTGATTCTGCTTGGTTGCCGTTTGCCAAAATCCCCTAGCCTGGCAATAAGTAGAGATTCCGGTCTGTCTGCTCTTTAAGATGAGAATTCGCACCCGGTTATGATGAGCCTGTTGTTTGTCTATTTGTTTATTTAACATAAGCTGGGCATCATTGAGCTCTAGTGGGATTAAATTGCCCTGCTTATCTACGATCTTTAAACAACTCCTGGCATAAAAAGGAAGGTTTTCCTTAAATTTTTTTATAATTTTTTTGAAATCTATTTTTTCCATTTGTATGGGTACCTAAAAACAAGCCCCCCCTAGGGATATGTAGGTATATATATAGTATATAGGGTCGTGGCCCGCACCCCCCGGGCCCCCAAGGCCCTTATAGTATGGGGGTTGTAGCGATAGTGAGCACTCACTGACATGGTCGGGGTGGGAGTATCCCCTAGTTAAGGTGATGCTCTTTGTGGCCCTGGCTGGTGGTAGTCCCGTCAACATCTTTAAGCTCTTCCTCAAGGGTTTTAAACCATTCTTCCTGATGCTCAACAGTAATTTTTGAATGATCATCAAGCATATGAAAGTGTCTAGCCAGCAGCTCCAAAGCCTTTACTCTACTACCTGCGGTGTGACCTGGTATGTTACCCAGGGCTTCGTCTTTCATTGCGTCTACGATTGAATCCAGGTCATCCAGATGCCTTTCCTTTAGATCTTGAACCTCAATAGCCAGCATTTTTTGGACATCATCATCCTTCATCAACCGATAACCTTGATTGTATGCAGACTTCTCACTGTAACCACATCGCTTTGCAGCCTCAGTTGCGTTCTTAGTAACCATAAAATGACTAACGAACTCTTCCTTTCTTTGCCTTAGTGTTTTATTTCCTTTCATATATCTTCCTATTCTTGTAAATGAACTTAGACCATGATACCAAATCTTCCATGTCCATTGTATGTTTCATCATGTTAACAACATGGCACACCAACCACACATTCTCTAAAGTATATCCAGCCTCATTATCTCTTCTATCAACGCTGATGTTGGTACCATGATTACCGGTGCCATCCTTAATGTAAGTCATAGGTATATCAGTGATAGCACAACAGCCATTCTGTTCTTCATACTTGGCCTGGAGCTCTTCTCTAGTGATGGTGAAGACATGACTTTTGGATCGTTTGTTTCTTATACCTGTATATAGGTAGCTTATGAATCTCTTAGGTGATTTTGATTGGCCTTTTCTTCTTCCCCGATTTCGGCAGGTCCGGCATTTGTTATAACGATAACGCCTGACTCCATCAAGATACTCAAACCGATCTATGTCCTTATATTCCTTACACTCATTGCAGAGCTTAAAACAGTCTGCCTCTTCTTTATTCTGACCAGTCGTAGGGGACATGATCTTTAATGATGATTTTAAATTCATTGATGCCATTCAACTTCTCTCTAAACTTCTTCATTGCTTTCACGCTAACACCAACACCGGCTCTTCCTTGCATGACATTAGTACCCAATAGAATACATCCCAGGGAATCTGTTTCCGGATAGTTGCCTACATGAAAAAGAATATAAGTCCTTCCTGGTACATTAGTAAGCTCAAAGGTTTCTCCAAATCTCTTTGAGTCATATCTCTTACAGGTATATTTACCAGTTGGAATGCAGGAGGTGTTTTTTTTATTCCCCCGCCAAGGCCTCTCAGCTGTATATAGTTCTAGATCATCTATAACGATCTTACCTAGTGTGGCTTTGGGATGATATGCAAACCTGGACAGGGTTGCTTTGGTTGAGTTAAGCGGCCAAATCATCTAAAAAAAGCAATACTAGAAATAAGCCCTGCAATTACAACCCAGACTATTCTTTCCATCCAACCAACATATACATTACTCTTCTGCTGGCCTTGCTCTAATGTTCTTAGTCTTTGTTCATGATCACGCAACTCATCTCTTTGCCTAATCATTCTCTCTTCTATGCGTGGTAATACTGCTGTATGTTTCAATATCTCCCCAACCTGTTTCTCCAGGACCTGTAATCTCATTTCTACTTCTTTAAGCTCCATTGTTTAATTTTATGTTTTAGTTATAGCTTTAGGGTAAAGGTATAAAAAATATGCTCATAACGCAATGTCTACATATTCTTGACTGTTTTAGTCAGGATTAAGATAGATACCCCTGGCTGAAGTAATCGGTATATGAAAGAACGGTTCCTCTAAGTGAGGTGCTCCTTCCTTGCTTGAGTTCTGTATGGTTCCTATAGGAGATCTCTCTAGTATCTCTGAGTCTACTACCCAGGCTTTAGTTAAATCGGTGTTTAATACTATGAAGGTTAGTGTTGTATCGCTGTGTTCGTCTTTATGTTTCTTTAGGAGTCTTTTTTTTCTCCCCGGAATCCGCAGGTCGGTCCAGGAGTCGGGCCAACTGAAGACCCACTGGGTCTTAATCTCAACCTCAAAGTAGTGTTTCTTTCCTTTGTACTCAGCTGCAATGTCAAAATAATAATCCTCAACGATATGAATATTATTAAAGCCCTGGTAAAACAAATAATCTCTAAATGCCTTCTTAGCACGACTATCATTTAGCTTATAAGACGAAGCATCGAAATCTCTGTTTTTTGACAACATCAATTTATTGTAATGTAAAGCTTATTGGGTGTATACTTTGTATCGATATTTGTCTCAGGAGGAAAAATGTTAAAAGTAATCGCTGTTGGTAAAAATAGGCCCAAACAAATGCCTGATGAGGTTTGGGATCAATACATCAGAATGAAACACCCAGAGGTCCAGAAAAAAACAGATCTTTTAGAAATATATAGTGGGACTCAAAGTTTTGTGCTTAATAAATATTTACATTCCAAGGCCTTTGCTAAAAAAGGAGCTTTGTCTCTAGAGGCTTTTGTTGGAGAGGCTTTGACACAAACCCGGATTGATCTTATTTGGGACAGCCTAGAACCACACGAACAGTGTTGGCTTAAATGTGCACTGTTAATGTGTGGCTGCTATCTGGATGAAAATTACAAGCCACCCCCAAAAACCAGGGTTGAAGGCAATGTGGTTTATGTTAAGAGTTTTAAAAGGGCATGAAAAAACTAATCAGGTGGTTTTGGAAGAAGGTGTTTAATTTCTGCCTTTGGTTTCTTAACAGGAATCTAGAGGAATTTGAGCACTGCGATCACTGCGAATTAAGGTTTGATTCTTTGTGGGCAGCTAAAGATGGAAGGAACTATTGTGATAATTGTTACAACAGCGTTTTTTATCCTTCATTCTATGGCTTTACCAGAGAAGATTTCTTAGACGGAAAGGCTGGCTACGATGAAGACGGCAACCCAGCACATAAAATTCATTAAATGACTAAAGAACATATAAAAATATACAGAAACAAAATCTGTATTCGCTATCTTCAAAACGGGGTATCCATTATTCGTATTTTTGATCTATACCAAGACGCACAAATTTTTGTAAAAACTCTAGAAAGTGCTGAAGACCCAAGACATTATTTGGGCCTAATAAACTTTCAAGGCCAATCCGATGCATTAATTGAGTCCTGGTTGGAAATGAGTGTACGCCTGAATGATAAATTACCAACAACACTATTAAACTAATGACAAAGGAGAATTATGTATAAATTTACTTTAGGTTTTTTTATAGCTTCTGTCTTTTGGATCTATTGGTTCTATTACCATCCAATGGTAAGGGCTAAGTTCAGAAGCAGAAACAAGGTTTTAATTAATAAATAGGGGGCTGCTCTAGATGCTACGAGCCAGCGGGTGGCAAAACCAAGATAGATGTGTGTGACGGCTTGCCCCTAAGGGTTGTTGTGAGCCCTAATTTAAAGCCTAATCTATCACTGCTGGTACTTTTTATTCAAGAAATATCTTTTTCTCTATTGATTGAAACCAAAAATTTCGTTATCCTTCTTTGTTCGTTTGTTAACTTAAAAATATATATGAACACCAATGTTAGTGAAAGAAGCCGTTACCCAAATTGCCAGAAAGTTGAAGAAAGAAAACAAGACCGATTATTTAAGTTCCACCATTTTAACCAACTATCCAGAAGACTTGTCAAGGGATGATATAAAAGATGCTCTTAAAGCGATTTCAGTGGTTTCTGAGACACTTTTAGAACTTAGTTAAGCCCTCCATACTCTTCGATCATTCCAGGCGGCTCAGGTATTCTTATCCAATACAACGGCTCAATCCCCATTCGATCTAAAAATCCCAAAGTTGTCTCTTTATCCAGGCCTGTATTTAATATTTCTAAAAAGTTTTTTCCATTCTCTTGACCCCCAGCCCTGGCCATTAATAAACAAATAGAATCATCGGGGAGTGGGCCCTCCTCTATAGAGATCCATTTTTCATCGTTTCCGTGCTGATAAAGCAACACATTTACTGAATTGTCTTCAGGGTTTGTCATGTTCCCTTACTCCATCTAATGCTGATTCATAATTATCACCTAGCCTTGTCCACCCTTCTTCTTTTTTTTCCCGAAATAGCCACCCTGAGGGTTTGTTTCTTCTCCCCATTGGGTTATTGGGAACCCACTTTACAACTGGTTCTTTAAAACCAACTGCTATTAGTTTGTTTTGTAAGATATCCTTTTTATTCATACTCCGCTTCGTAAATCACCTCAAAAATTCCCTCAAACATACCACGAAAATCCTCCAAAGCCATAAAGGGCAAATCATGTTTAGCCTGGTGTAATCGATATACTCTATAAGTGTCTTCTAGTTGCGTTTCTAAATATAGAATCATGAGGTTTGTTGTGTCTGTCCATTAGGTTATAAAAAATGCTGTAGTTTGAATTATTAGGGCCCAAAGAAGCAACCAGAAACCTTTTTTATAATTAAATGGTTCATCTTCCTTTTGCTGGCCTGACTTAGGCTTGCTTTTTTTTGCTTTTAACCAGTTTTTTTGCATAGCTTCTGGCCTTTGTTTTACCTTTTTTTGTATATGGGAATTTCTTTTTTTTCTTACCCTTACCTACAGTTGGCATACTATCTCCTTTTGAATATTTGTATTACTCTAAATTTAACTAAACTCTTGCAGCTATTATCAGGGAGCTCTTCCCACGCCTGTTTTCTTTCTTCCCGGCTGGGGAGTCTGGCAATGGTTTTAGGGAGCCCCATCTGCATAGACAAAAGATAACACAAATTAACGTGTCCTTCATTAAGGTCTTTCATGTGTTCCATTCGCTCTGCGTGAGTTTTCATATTACCTATGGTGACGGCAATTGATGTGTGGTTTATTCCAGAGGGAATATAGGGTGGTGGTTTTGCTTTAGTCTTTCTTGTTCTTCCCATTTTTCGTTATGGTTAGAATTTTCTCCGCTATGTGAGCATAGCCCTTAATGTCATCAATTGAGTCTTTGTGGTTTGGTGAATTATATAAGCGTATGCTCTTGAACATGATCATCATAGCAACGGCCTTGCCTGGGGTAATTTCAGCACCAGTAATTGCAGACCAGGCCTCTGAAACCTTTTTAAAAAATTCTTCTGGAGAGCCATAAGTTTTACCTTTTGCAGTTATTAGTTCTTCTACATTTTTGTCCAGGTAAGACATTTCTTTAACCCCTTCTTCCCGCTCTTGTTTACGCCATATTTTATTCATTCCTTTTCCTTATTAATTTCTGAGTTAATTGGTGTGCTATGTTTGAATTAGGATTTTTGTCTGGGTGTACCCTGGATAAAACAAAGTTTAGTTCTTCTTTAGAAAAATCAACTTTTCCTAACTCTTCTAGTTGTCTTTGTAACTCTTTGGTTCGGGTTTGTTGTGAATTTATTTGAGACTGTAATTCAGCTATTTTTCTTCTCAGCTTTGGCTCTTCTGTGTTTGGAATTTGCCGGTGGTCTTGGGTAGAATAAGAACCATTAACAAAAAGAAGCCTTCCATCACCAACAGTAGTGTAAGCAGTCGTAGTGCCAGTGCCCAGGCCCACGGTGCCCGTATCATCTACATCCAATCTACTGCTCATGTTTTTTTACTATCTTTATAAAATCATTCCATCTATAAAATGTTTGTGTTATATGGTCATAAAACCAACCTTTGTGTTTGTGGTTTTCATGATCTGATTCTATGTATTTACGTTCCATCTAATTCAACTCTTTTCGCATATTCTAAATCATCTGATTCATCATATTCTGTTGGATGAACTATTGGTTCTAATTCATCCTGCAACTTTTCCGATTCTGATTTTCTATTGTTCATATTTTTTTGTACTTCTTTTAGAAGCTCCTCCTCTTTTCCATATCTCTTTTCAAACTCTGTCTTCCAGGGGTGTCTTGATACCCATAGGCCATTCATTGATCCTTCACGATGATGGTTAAAACAAAGGGGTAGTGTTAAGAGGTGTGCTCCTGGTTTTGTTTTTCCCTGAATATGGTGGACCTCAGACGGGGTATAAACATCTTCATACTTCAAACAAACTATACATCCGAGATGAGATATTTTATCCATCCAGGCTTTCTCACGCATATTGGGCGTTCTACCTTTCACTAGGCCCCATATCTACTTCTTTCCATTCTAAGGTTGGCCATTTTGGTTCGCCAGATTTCAAACTCCATATCTACTGAGGCTTTCTCTGTTTGTAAACCATCCAGGTTTGCTTTAGTTACCACTACATTTAAAGCTGCCTCAGAATATTCTACTGTTGCTTCAGCTCTGCTTTTTTGGCTGTTATATGATCTTTCCCCGGCATCCTTGGCCTTGACCAGCTCTATCCAAAAAACCTTCTTTAGTTCAGTTTCTTTTTTTAAAACATTAATCCTGGCTTCTTTAATCTCAGGAATAAGATCTCTTAATTTCTGGTGAAAGGCCTCGTCTTTATGTTCCACTCTGACTCCTTAAAAACCTATTCAATAATGTTTCGTTATTTAGGTTTTTATAGTCTGTCCATTTTTTGCCCGTTCTTGTGTCTGTGTGCAGAACATCTCCATTATTAAACTTTACATCTTCAATCCAATTGTTGTAGTGGATGTACTTAACCCCCACAGACCATTTCTCCAGCTCTTGTTGAAGTCTTGTGTTCTCTACTATGTCGCTATATTCAGTCATATTTCCTCCTTACTTTTTTGACTTTGTCTTGCTTGGTTTTCTGCCGCCTTTATAGGCTTCGTTTGTTCTTTTGGTGTTCTTGTTATCTTTTTTATAACGCCCACTGTTGGTCCTGGCTCTTTTGTTCCTGGAGGCAGGTGTCTTGCCATCCTCATAGGCTTCATTGACATCAGGCGTAGCCTTGTTGTCTTTTCTATATCGACCTTTGTTGTCTCTTGCTCTTTTCCCCGATCCTGTAGGACCAAGAATATATTTTTTAAACCAACTGCTTTTCCAAAACCAATAATTTCTTTTCATTTTTTTATCCCTCACAACTTAAACATTTAACTTCAGCTTCCGTTTCAATCCAAACTTTTGCTCCACAACTTAAAGGTTTTGTTGGTCTATAAATAACTTTACTTGCTCCATTAATAAAAACTTCATTTGTATAAGTATTAGATTTATAAGTTTTAACTGTTATAACAGCCTTATTGGTATTATGTTTTTGATTATATTTAATATTATGTTGATTAACATGTATCCTTTTTTTCATTTTATCTTTCCATTGTTTTTTAAACTTTGTATATAGAACAATCCTCTCGTAACTTGCTCTCGCAACTTATCTTCATCTCTTTTGGTCGGTATTGCACAAGCAGCACAATTACACAAAGCCAAAGCTGTTGTACCACTTGGCGGTGGTCCATATTTATTACACTTCATTAATATTTCATTCATACCATTCCTCCTAGGGTAAATATACCCGACCATCTATTATACTAACAAAGGCCACCAGCCAACCAGTGTCCCCTCTTAAAACCCAATACCCTTTTTTCTTATGACAATAAGAATGCTTTTCATTTATTGTTTTCTCTTCTTTTGTTTTGTTCCGAAAATAAACATTCTCCGTACAAAATTGTTTGTATTGCTCAATGGCCATCTTCATGTTCGTTATTTTTTTGAGTGTTACCAACGACTCCGTCTTCATATTGTTTGATTAACATAGCCCTACTAAACCGATAATAAGAAAATATATTTTTATACTGCTGCAACCCTTCTTTTTGTCTTTCCAGGTCATTCTCTGTCTTTTGTCCAGTTACAAAACGCTTAAATTCTTCTGATAATCTCATATCGGGCCCCCGTCATTTACTATTGCACCGAATGCAGCTACACCAGGCTCTGTAAACTTTGACAGGCTACCATCAAATAATAACTCAAAAGTCCCTGTTTCACCCATTCTATTTTTTCTACATATTACTTCTGCTATACCGGGCTCAGAATTATCGTAATATTCTTGTCTATACAACATTAAAACAAAATCCGCATCTTGTTCTATAGATCCTGAGTCTCTTAAATCCGAAAGCACCGGCCTTTTATCTGTTCTGCTTTCCACTCCCCTGTTTAACTGTGATAGTGCAATAACAGGGCAAGACACCTCCTTGGCCAGGCCTTTTAATAAATTAGATATATAGGTCATGGATGCCGCCCTGCTGTCTGAGTTCTGTGGAATCTTGGAAGAGGTCATTAACAGCTGTAAATAGTCTACAACTATAATATCTATGTCTTCTGTGACCTGAATTGTTTTTGTTTTGTTTAACAAGGTTTCTATCGTAATAGGAGATTTGTCGTATATAAATAAATTAGTATCAGACAACACGCTGTGGTTTTTATCATAAGAGTCCCATTCTTTTTCAGACAGGTTTCCGTTCATTAAAACAGACATCTCTATAGAGGCCTCCGCACTAATCATTTTTTTCATTAATTGGTTGTTGGTCATCTCTAAGCTAAAAACTAAAACAGTTTTTCCTGCCAACAGGTTCTTTGTGACGATGTTTAAAGCAAAGGTGGTTTTGCCCATTGCGGGTCTTCCGGCTACAATAACCAGATCTCCTGCTTTAAACCCATGTAATTTAGTATCTATCTCTTCGTGGTAAGTCCTTATGACGTTTTTCTTATCTTCCCCGGAATCCAGGATCTCTTTTGTTAAATCCTTCAACACTTCTTTGGCTTTTTTTGGAATGCCTGAGGATTTGGTTATTTGATTGTCTAAAAGCTTAGAGTGTATTTGATCTATCTTAGCTTCCACGCTGTCCTCAGAGGCTACTATTTCAGGGATGTCTCTGGCCAGGCTTTCTAGCTTTCTTAACTGAGATTTCTCTTGTAACATTTTAATCCAGTTTTTTACTCCCGCTGAAGAAACATAAGTTTCAATACAGTCTTGAACCACATCGTTTTGGTTTGGTTCCAGGGCATCCATAACCGCAAGAATATCGCTGGTATATTTATCCAACATAATCTTATAAATATCTCTATACTTTTTAAAGGAAAAGTCTTCCGGGACCACGCCTCTTTCTGTTGCCATGTCAAAGCTATTTTTTCCTAAGAAGAAACAACCAATTAATGTTCTTTCCAATTCTTCGTATTGGGTCCTCATGCATACCTCCTTTCGATGATTACATTAAACTGTTTTTGACTTAACAGTGTTCTTAAAGTGGGTTTCCCTGACATAAAGCCCCTTAAATGATCTATGTATCCTTTTGAATTGGCTATCTCAAAATACTTATTCCAAAACTCTATCTCTGCTAAATCTAAACACTTCCCGGTTTTAGGGGACTTGAGGCCCCTCCTTCCTAACTCTTTTAATTTGCTCCATCTTGTTTCTGCGGTTAATAAAACATTAGCTTCATGTACAAAGAATTTGTTATTACATTTTTCTTTATATATATAATCAATGTTTTCTAGTTCTAATATATATTTCTTTTGTTTCTCTTTAGTATTGTGTATTCCTCTATTACTAGGCATGTAATCCTCGATTACACCCCCTTGATTAATCAATAATTTATATAAGTTGCTAGTTTTGTTGTGGCCGTTCTTTTTCCAATCAATTAATCCTAGCTCTTTTAATGTATTTAGGTTTCTTAAAACCGCATTCCTGCTAAGACAGGTTATTTCTGCAATCTTACTGTGAGATGGAAAGCTGGTTCCTTCTTCTGAAGAATAATTAGCTAAACAGAATAGAATTAACTTTTGTGTGCTTGTGATCCCCTGAATTTTAACCACCTGGGTAATAAACTCTAACGCCATATTCTTCCTCCGATTTTATAGTATGAATTGTTTGTATACATTTGTAAACAATTGAATTAAACTTAACACTCAAATGTTGATTTAGGAGGAATTATGTCTGGACAAACAGTTATACAAGGCAAACATCAAGCAATTTACGCAGCCCTGGGAAGGGTTCAAAATTATTTAAAGGAGCACCCAATTCCTAAAGGCGGAAAGGTTGCAATCGGGAACAGTGGATACAGCTTTAGGGGCATAGATCAAATTTATCAAACCTTTTCTCCTGTTTTAGAAACAGAAAAAATAGTGACCTGCCCGCTCCCTCCAAACGGAGGAGAAAAGGAGTTAGTTTCAATTAATATGGAGGGGAAAACCACCCATACTGTTATACAAGGAACATTAAGGTTTCTTTCTTTGGAAGATGGGAGTTATGTAGACACGGCCTATCTAGGGCAATCTAAAAGTACCCAGGGAAAGGATCTACAGGCAGCAAGAAGTTTTGCCTACCGGGATGCTTTAATTCAATTCTTTTGTGTTCCTTTTGAGGGCACCGAGGAGCCAGAAGAAATAGAGGCAATTGCAACTACTCCCGCCCCAGAAGATGAAGACAAAGAAACCCTGGAACAATTCAGGGCAGGTGTTGCATCGGAAGGAACAGACGAAGGTAGAGATAGGGTTTTTGCTCAGTACAATTCTATGGCCCAAAGTGCTGGGAACAAGGACCTCCAGGATAAAATAAACGACACCTATAAAGATCTTTATGCCGCACTAGGCAAAACACCTAAAATCAAAATAGAGGACATTAAATGAGCCAAGTAAAACAAGGGACCCCTGAGTGGCACGAAATGAGGTCAAATAAAGTAACAGGAAGTAGGTGTGCTAAGGCTTTTGGTGAAGACCAATGGACCCCAGGAGACACTATGGCTCAATGGGAAGTGTTGGCCAGGGAAATGTATAGGCAAGCCCACGGACTACCACAAGACCCTTTTCCAGAGATGGCCAAGCTTGCCATAGCACACGGAACAAATAGTGAGCCACTTGCCGCACAACAACTAAAAGAACTTGGCTATGTAATTACCAGCTCTCCTTTTGTTTCTCATCCAAAATATGAATGGCTTGGTATGAGCCCTGATGGAATTTTATTAGAAGGCAAAAAAGGGACAACATCAGCGGTTGAAATTAAATGCCCGGTATCAAAAGCTGTTAGTAATGTTAAAGAACAAAAGAGAGGGTATTGGCATCAAATGCAACTAGGCATGGAGTGTATGGATATAGATGATATGTTGTTTTTTCAATACTATCCTGAAACCGGAGAAGGCCACCAAGAGTGGGTTGACCGTGATCCTGGTTGGTCCAAGACCTATATACCCAAGGCTAAAGAATTCATGGATTATTATAAAAAAGCGGTTAAGAACCCAGAGTTAATTGCTAAGTTTTCTGAGGCACCAGGCATTATTCATAAAGAAGTCAGGGATACTAACCTTACTTTAGAGCTGGCCGAGGTTGTAAGACAGCACCTGGATATTGATGCCAAACTAAAAAAACTAAAAGACAAAAAGAGAGATTTGTCCTTGTTGTTATTAGAAGAACACAACGGCCCATTTAAGACACCAACCGTTCAATGTCATACTACTCAGGCCAAGGGCAGGATAAGTTATGCCAGGCTAGTAGAAGAAGAAAAGATTCCCTTTGAAACACAGCAAAAATATAGAAGTGAAGGGAAGGCAAGAATTTATGCAAAATTAACGGAGGAATGAAATGCAAGCCGATGTAATTAAAGAAAAAAGATCCATAAGCTCACGAATAGATAGCGATGTCTATGATGTTATAGAAACAGTGGGCCAAACAAAAGATCATAGGTTTTATGACCGCAAGGTGGCTTATGTAGTGTCTCATGTATTGAAGGATTGGGCCAAAGGGGAAAGATTATCCCTGGGACAAAGCCCCGATCCTTTGTGTTAATTAATTAGCTAAAAGGAGAAAAATTATGGCTGATTTTGAAAAAACGGAAAGAGTGGCAACAACAGGACTTAAAAAGAACGAAGCTTTTTATGCATTAAGCCCGGAGGAGCAGATAACAACCAGGCAGCCTGTTTATAAGGGGTTCGTTGCTATGAACGATACCTTTTATGATGTGGCTTTTTGGCTAGAAAAAGATGCTGGAAAAATATCTAAGGGGTATTTTTTGAGTGGCTCAGTTACAGAACAGTGGAAGCCGCCTGAAAATAAGCAGGAGTCCCCTCCCGATACTGGCTCCGGTGAGAATATACCATTTTAATTAAGGAAAAAGAATGACTGAAGAAAACAGAAAAATAACTGTAACAGTTGATCAAGAGCAGAGAGAATACGATGTAGACTCTCTCCCTGAAGCGGCTGTACAGAGAGTTGTGGCCATGCAGTTTGATTCCAACACCGTGCTACCAGTCTTGTCAGAGATTATAAGATTGGTGCAGTTAGGCCAGAGAGTGGACCAGGGAGAATTACAAACCCTCTTACCACAAAAAGGCTATACCGTTGTTAATAACAATGAAAACGGTGTAGAATCGTCTGAAGAAGACATTAAGGAAACTAAAAAGTCCAAATAAAAAAATGCTTAAAAGCCCGGATCTGTCTTGGAAACGGGACAGATCTAAATTTCTTACAGGCGAAACCGGTTTGTCGGGAACACCATGCCGTAATGTTTGTTCAACTACCTTAGGGGATACCAGGTGTAAAAGCTGTGGAAGGTTCCAGGAGGAAATAACAAAATGGGGAGAGCTGGGGGAGATCGAAAGAAAACTAATTAATATAAGGAACGCTGGGGCTGGATATAAAATAAGACAATTAGTAGACCAGGAGGCCAAATGGGAGGAAGTAAGAAACATGAAAAACAAGCTTGATGATATGAGCTTTGGGGATGTTCTTAAAAGAGCCGTCTTAATTTCTTCAGCCCAGGGACCAATGGAAAAGACAGACCATAAATGCATCGAAGCATTAAACAAAATAGTGTGTTCAGAACACGACATCAATAAGATAAAACTAACCACAGTTATGAGTTCAGATGACCTGGAAAGCCTCCAGGCAGAATTTGAGTCTTAAAAAATAATTCATTTATTTTCAATTTAGGGGTTGCAAAAAGCATCACCTACCCTTAGTATAGTATTCATTGTAATCATTTAATACATTACAAAAGGAGGGAAAATGAAAAAATCAGAATTTGAAAACTTTAAACCTTATTATTATCTTGACACTGGCCAAGATAATATTGTGTATACCCTTAAAAATGCTCAAATAGAGTGGGCTCTCGTTGAGGGGGTTCAAAAACCATACATAAAAGAATATTACATTAAAAACCTTTCCACTGATTATCAAGAAGCAGTAAAAAAAGCCAAAGAATATGTTGGCAACAAACTCTTATACTTAAATGGCGAAAGACAAACTAATGACTGGGGCACTGGAAATTCAAATAAAGGTAATTGCTATGTTACTGAGCTAACTGAGGAGCAAAAAGAGCAACAAGAAAAAACAAGGTTAGCAGAAGAGGCGGCAGCAAAAAATGAAAAAGAAGAATACGAAAGAGCAGAACCAGTACCAGTAGAAGGGGGCAGGATTAAAATTGAAGGGCTGGTGTTGTCTTGTTATGAAAGAGAAACTCAATGGGGCAAAACTGTAAAAAACATCATTCAAGACGACAGAGGCTTTAAGGTTTGTGGTTCAGCTGTAGCCGGGAAGGATGAAAGAGTATCGTTTGTGGCCCAAGTAAACGCTAGTGA